GGGCTTCCAGTACCGGCCTTGTAAAACCGGCGGCTGGAGGACTCGTAACTCAGACCAACAGCGGGCAATTCTCCATAACTCCGGTTCTTCAAGACCCGGAGCACCGTCTCAAAACCGGTTTTCTCTGCCTCAGCCCCAGAGAGACGCTGGAGCGAAAATGCGTTGTCCGCGCGGTTGGTAACTTCGCCGCTGCCGCCCACGTCATCGGCGTCCAGGGGCCGCTCACGGTCGGTTTTCCTGGGGTGGGCCACAAGATGCACATGAACCTCGTTCCGCTTGGCAAACTCCACCAGACGCCCCGTAAAAGCCCCCTGTGCCCGGTAGAAATCCCGCTCAGAGGCCGCGAGGCGGGCGGTCATGAGGTTGTCCACCAGGAACACACAGCAGCCATACCGCCGGACAGCATACTCGAAAATCCGCAAGATAGAACCATCGTCGTTTGCAAGGCGGTTGTCATAGAGCCAGAACCGGCCAGCCCACCACTCGTCAAGCCGTCTTTGGATCATCTGGGGAACGGTGTAGAAGGTCTTGCCGGAGGCGCGGTCCTTCCGCTCCACCACGTTCCCAGGTCCGGCGGCCTGCAAGGAAATCCAATGCTTGAACCGCCATGCGGGCAGTTCCCCACTGTATGCGCACACGGGAAAGCCCTGGTCAAGAGCTTCGAGCAGAAGCTGCCCCAGGAGGGTGCTCTTGCCTCCACCGCGCTTCCCGGTCCACACGGAAAGCTCTCCAGGATAGAAACCGCCAATCACCCGATCCAGCTCCTGAATGCCGGACAGCACCGAGGGCATATCCTCCGGGCTTTTCCGCTCCACAGCGGCCAGGTCCAGGAGACCGGCGG